CCCCTCTCCGGATTGATTTCGGAGGGGGGTTTTTTATAATAATACAATAATCTTCATTTTTAGGTCGTTGGACCCGTAACTTACTATTTATTAAAGAAAAGAACCTATTCCGTTCACAAGGAGAAACATTACATGTCTGTTAAGAAATTCAAGTTCGTCTCACCTGGAATCTTCATCGATGAGATTGATAATTCGCAGGTACCAGCCGTCGCACCCGATGTGGGACCCGTCATTGTAGGGCGTTCAGAGCGTGGACCAGCGATGCGTCCCGTGAGAGTTGATTCATTCTCCGACTTTGTTAGCATCTTTGGTAACCCCATCCCAGGTAAAGGCACACCGGACGCTTGGAGAGACGGCAACAAGTCAGGGCCCACATACGGAGCCTACGCTGCACAGGCATACCTTAAGAACAACGGACCTATTACATACGTAAGACTCCTTGGTGATGAATCAGTAAACAAGACAGCGGCCGCCGCAGCAGGAGCAGGTTGGCAGGCTGGTGACGGTTCTGGTCTGGCTGTAGGACGAAATGCTGGAGGCTCCAATGGCGGCGCCATGGGGCTCTTTATCTTTGATAGTGGATCCACCGACGGCGTGCTCGCCACGGTCGAACTTGCAGCCACCGGCGCCTCAACCGTGGACACATTTATCAACATTACAGACGCAGCGGGAACGACTATAGCTTATACTGCCAAAGCAGCAGAAGCATTATATACAAACCCCCCGGGGTTTAAACAGGGTGGCACAGTTGCCGAGCAAGCGACATCGCTGGCTGCGTGTATCACTCAAGCCCATAGCGGGGCACTCACTGCAACCGCCGGCGGCACCTCGGCCATTTGTCAAATAACGCAAAGCCTCAACGGCACCAGCGGCAATAAAGGTTTTGCCCTCTCCGACGACGACGGCTTCACAATTCCTGCTGCTTTCACCGGCGGCACCGCCGACGCGCAAAACGCCAGTGGCACACTAGCCGCAATTTGGTACTTAACTGAAGGTGCGATCGCCCTCTCTGGCGCCTCGGACATGGGTGAGTATCCCCTCACCACCAATACCGGAAGTTGTGCCCTCATACGCGCCGTCGGCAACAAGGAATTCACTGGGATTATTGCGAATGCTGCCAGCGCATCGGTAGTCAAGCAGGTGTTTAACTTTAACCCTTCATCTGATCAATACATCAGAAAGGTTTTCAACACAGATCCTACCTTGACCAACAGCGAAATTACACCCGCAGAAGGGTTGAGAACCTACTGGCTAGGCGAGACTTTCGACCGCAATGTCACGGAGCGGATTTCAAACTCTTCAGCGACAACGGTGCTTGGGATGATACTACCCATTCAAGGCGCCACGGTCGCCACCGCAGACGGTGCAGACTTCAAGCAAGCCTTCCGCCCCGCCCGCACCGGCTGGGTGTTCTCCCAGGACTTAGTAACTGGTTCTGGCTATGCTCCCATGGACTCCGCCCGCGTAAAGCAGTTGTTTAGGTTCCGTAGCTTAGGTGTCGGATCCGGCGAGTGGGATCAGAAGAACTTGAAGATCTCTATTCAGGATCTCAGGGCGCCCACTAACTTGGACGATCCCTACCCAGTTTTCTCGGTGGTCCTCCGCCGCGCCCAAGACTCTGACAATGCTATTCAGGTTGTTGAGCGTTTTAGTGACTGTAACTTAAACCCCAACTCTATGAATTACTTGGGTCGCAAAGTGGGCGACAAATACGTAAGCTGGGTCGAGGCTGATAGGGTGTACCAGGAGTACGGGACCTACACTAATCAATCTCAATTTATTCGTGTAGAGATGAATGCAGATGTAGATAATGGTGTTGCTGATTCTTCGCTCATCCCCTTCGGTTTCTTTGGTCCTCCAAAGTATACGCCATTTACGGTGCACAGTGGCAGCGTTCTGCCATCAGACCTTTTTGTAACTGGAGGTATGACAGTCGCCGAGGCTGCTACGTACAACGCTGATACAGCCTTCAGCGCTTCTATAAATACCACCGCCTCTTTTGAGTTTCCGAGCATCACAATGCGTTCATCTTCAGTTGATGGTGGTTTAAGCAACCAGACAGATGCATACTTCGGGCTTACCACAGGCACAGACAGTGGTTCTCTGAGGTTTGACGCTAGCTACCAAGATGTAGTACGCGCAAAGCCTGCGGACATCAGCGCTCAGACTTTTGATGCTGGTGCCAATACAGTGAACGTAGCGTTTACGATGGACGACTTGTTTTACGCTAGCCAGGCAAACGTTATGAACTATGTTTCTGGTTCACGGGCCGCAGAGACTTCCTGTACCATGAACAGTGGTTCTTACACAGCAGTGCTTGATCGTGGTTTCGATCGGTTCACAATGCCCTTGTTTGGTGGCATCGATGGTTTCCGCATTGATGAAAAGGAGCCACTGAGAAACACCTTCTTCGGTGATGGTGCCACCGGCAATACCAATTATGCGTATTACTCTGTCAAGAAGGCACTCGACACTGTTGCTGACCCCGAAGTGGTAGAGATGAACATGATCTCAATGCCCGGTCTCACTTACGAGTCTCTAACTTCTCATGTGCTCAACATCTGTGAAGAACGCGCAGACGCTCTAGGTGTTATTGACTTGCTGGGCACATACGTACCATCAACTGAAAACACTAGTGATGAGGCCACGAGACTGGGGAATATCTCTGAAACCATTAGCAACTTGAAGAGTCGCGGACTCAACACCAGCTACGGTTGTGCTTATTACCCATGGGTGCAGGTCAGAGACAACATCAACGGTGCTGTCTTGTGGGTTCCACCCTCGGTGCCAGCAATTGGTACACTCGGCTCAAGCGCTGCCAACAGCGAAATTTGGTTCGCACCCGCAGGGTTTAATAGAGGCGGTCTCACAGAAGGCTCAGCGGGACTCCCCGTCTTGAACGTGAGACAGCGTCTAACTTCCAAGAACCGAGATGACTTGTATGAGGCAAACATCAATCCGATTGCCTCGTTCCCATCAGAAGGTATTGTAATGTTCGGTCAGAAGACCTTACAGGTAACACCTTCGGCACTGGATCGAATTAATGTGAGAAGGTTGCTGATTTTCTTGAAAAAGGAAATCTCCAGAATCTCTTCCACTATGTTGTTTGATCAGAACGTGCAATCGACCTGGGATAGATTCTTAGGTCAGGTGCTCCCATTCTTGGGAAGCGTTAAGAATCGGCTTGGTCTTGCAGACTACAAGGTAATCCTTGATGAGAGCACGACAACTCCCGATCTTATCGACAGAAACATCATGTATGCTAAGATTTTCTTGAAGCCAGCCAAGGCTATTGAGTTCATCGCTCTAGACTTCGTGATCACTGATAGTGGAGCATCTTTTGAGGATTAGAACTAGTTAATAATAATTAAGGAGATTATAACAATATGGGAAAGGCAAATAATTTTTGGAGCAACCCGGGTCTCGAACCCAAGAGGCAGTATAGATGGGTTTTTTCATTCGGCGTCGCCACTGGTAACGAGGAAGGACATATCCCGAGTTACATTTGCCGCAAGGTAGATAAGCCGACATTCAACATTACAGAAACTGAGCATACCTTTTTAAACCATAAGTTCTATTATCCGGGCCGAGTGGAATGGCAAGAAGCTAGCGTCACCATTGTTGATCCCCTGGGGATTGATGCTGCGAATGCTCTTCAAAAAATCGTAGAAAAAGCAGGGTACGTAAGTCCCAGCAATTTAACCGTGAAAACGGCTAGCCCTGGAAAGGCTCCAGGCAACAAGCTCCAAACTATTTCAAAGTCCAACTTTGCTTCCGAGAACGGTGTTCTGGGACAGGCTTACATCCAACAGCTTGATGCTGCTGGGGTAATTAGAGAAACGTGGACGCTCAACAACGTGTGGATTAAGAGTATTGATTTTGGAAGCCTTGACTACACGTCTGATGACCTAGTGGAAATTACACTTCAGTTGCGATACGACTGGGCTACACAGTCGCAAGGCAGCCCCACAAAATAAGAAGATCTATAAAAGTTATTCTTAACAAAACTGAAGAGTGATTATATACTAAGATATATCACCAAGAAAAGGAACACATGTCTAGAAATAATGATGATCGTACCGGTGCCGCACCCGCACCTGGCGCGATCCCTCCCTCCGTGGTTGCCCCCGCTACTGCTGAATCGGTTTTTACGTTCACAACACCAACAGAATTCGTAGAACTCCCTTCTGGTGGGAGGTTTTATGAGGAGGGTCACCCCCTACATGCCCAGGAAACTGTTGAAATAAAATTTATGACAGCGAAGGAAGAGGACATTCTCACTTCCCCGGCCCTTTTAAAAAAGGGCGTTGCAATTCAAAGACTATTAGAGAACGTCGTGATCGACAAGAGCATTGACATTGATTCGCTGTTGATAGGCGACAAAAATGCACTTCTCATTGCCACTCGTGTTACTGGCTATGGAAATGAATATGTAACCGGGGTGACATGCCCCTCCTGTTTAGATAGTTCAAGGCATGAGTTTGATTTGGGAGATCTTCTTACGCAGCCTGGAGGGATAACTTCTGAAAACAGTGAGTACGTGACTGCAGGACCTGAAGGAACATTCTTTATCACAGGGCTTCAAAGAACCCAGGCTAAAGTAGAGGTGCGTCTATTGAAAGGCGTTGATGAGAAAGCGTTGGTAAGCCGTGCTGCGAAGAGAAAGAAGCATAAGCTACAGTCATCACCGCTCTTGGAGCAGATGACAAGTTTTATTGTATCGGTTAACGATAACCATGATCCTATGTATATTGCATCTTTTTTAGAGAACCTGCCTGCAACGGATTCACGTCACTTAAGGAATGCTTATAGTACTATCATTCCCAATGTTGACATGAATCAAACATTTGAATGTGAACATTGCACAGCATCCACGGAAATGGAGGTTCCGCTCACTGCGGAGTTTTTTTGGCCTCGACACTAAATATATAAAAAACGTCTACGAAGAATTCTTCTTGATGAAATACCATGGAGGTTGGAGCTTCTTAGAAGCTTATAATCTTCCTGTTACAATACGTCGCTGGTTTTTGAAGAGGCTCTCTGAGCAGTTCGAAAAGGAGCGAGATCAGATAGAGAAGTCGAAAAAGAAAGGCAGACAAAACAGATAAAGAAAGCCAGCTTATAGAAGCTGGCTTTTTTATTTTTGAAAAAACTACTTACTGTGTAGGACTATATAGGGCACTAGATTTATGGATAAACTTGATGAAAACATAATCGGAGAGGATACTCCGACAGTAATCAACCTCAACAACAAGATGTTGACAGAGGAAGATTGGCTCAGCTTCTCAGCGAATATGAAATATATTATGGGGAGACTGTTCGGGGGACCTTATCGATCCGGCTCCTCTGTTCCACTCAAGGTACGCGGAACTGAACAACAGGTAGGCGCTTTCTTGGCTGCGTTACAAAGAGAAAAAAAGTATCTTGAGAAGTATGTACAGTATGGTCTAGATAACCCTATGACTTATAAAAGTAAGTACGAACTAAACAATGCTGTCACCAGCTTCGAAAGAGAAACAGGAATTACGTGGCCATTTAAATAATATATGACCCTTTATTTACTATTAAATCTTGCATTAATAATCCTTGCAGCCGGAGTCATTCCGGTTTTTGCATCGGCCGAGGGCGATCCGCCAGATCCCGGAGCACAAAAAAGTGCATCGGCCGCCGCTCGCGAGGCGCGTAGGAAAGAGCGGGAAGAGCAAAGCTTACTCAATAAGCTTCTTGACGAAAGCGTCGAGAAACTTCGAGAAGAAGTACAACAGCGGATTGAGATTAACGAAGTACTGGATGTTACCAAGACTTCGAGCGAGCAACGCCTCGGGCGCCTACAAGAAGAGCTACGTACGCTTAAGGGTATTTTAAAAGAGGCTATCAGAGTCACATCCGTCGAAGATGAGAGGGTCAAGGCTCTTCAGTCCCAAATTGAACTACTCACCAAGCAAGAAAAAGCCTTA